TCTGCTTGTCAATGTTAAATAAAACACCACTGGATTAAAATACTGTAAGAATGTGTTGGAATTACTTGTGATCGGCAATCTTGCTAAAATACTGCCTCCACCTCCAGCACCTTTTGCCGTTTTATTCGCCGTTATTAAATTATTCATTCGGATGTTGATTCCGCTCGTTACTGTTAAATTCACACAGTAAGGAAACACTACTGTTGTTACTGTAGGTAAGGATGTACCAGTTGAAGCAAAACCTAACTGTTCGCTTACCTTATGTGTAGTAAAGTTAGTTATTATGTAATTACTTGCTGTTAGGTTTCTTAAAGAAATTTTATTCGTTGTATATGAATAAGTCCATTCAAAAATAGGTGTGATTAAGAGGTATGTTATATCATTCAATGTTGTTATTAAATCCTCAATCACATAATTACCCACCGGTATGGTGTATGTTACTGCGTTTATTACGAAACTTTGGTTACTGGTTGTGAAGACATAAAACGCCATTGGTATACTCGCTTGTTCCAATCCAAGCACAAAATGACTTGGATCATCGTTGTGTAGTATGTACGGTTCGACTCTAAAGATATATCTCGAATTACTAATCTTTTCAATAAATGGATTCGTTGCATTGTTCGCCGTCGATAAAAACAATTTACTCGCCGTATGTTTTATTGATTCACTCATCTATATATATACACTTTTTATTAAAGTGGATATGTATTAATTACACTCTTCGCAGTTTTATTCTTGGCTCTGGCTCGTAATAATATTCTGGCTCTGGTTGTGGTGTGACTGGCTCTGGTGCCGGTAGTTTCACAACGGTCGGTTTCTTTTTGTGACGAATGATTATCTGTGGTGCGTCATCGTCGCTGTCACTGTCGCTTTGAATCACTATTACTTGTTTCGCCTTTTTCGATTTCTTGGGTTCTGCCTTTGGCTCTATCTGTGATTTGACTTTGTGGTAAGCCTCCTCTTCCCTTACCTTATCCTTAGCGTCTTTATTCGCTTTGCGAACATCTCGCCCCTTTTGTAAATTGGCTTTCTGTATTTCTGTCATCGGTCGTCCGGTCAAACCGTGCGGTTTCTTGGTCTTTGGCTTCTCGATCACACTCTCTTCTACCTCGTTTCCGTCGACAATATCCTCAATATCTTCCATATATTATTAGAGAAGATTTTATTTTTTTCCTAAAGTTTAATTTATTGAGGATATTAAAAAAGAAAATTGATTTCGAAAAGTCTATAGTCCAAACAGTACACCATTATGGAACTCACTATGGATCTGATTATGGATATGTGTAAAAACCAAGCAGAGTATAAACGATTGTATGACGAACAACAGAAGCGAATCAAAAAAGAGAAACAATTAATACATTACGCTAAATACCCAAATAAGCCAAAAGGCAAAAAATCAGTTTTATAAGTGGGGGCTAAAAGGCGTTATTAGCTTTTTCCTTATAGAGTAAATCCATTAACGCATTTTTCCCCCCATCCGTAAAGTTGATTCAATCAAAGTAGTTTGTAACCCAAATAAGCCAAAAGGCAAAAAATCAGTTTTATAAGTGGGGGCTAAAAGGCGTTATTAGCTTTTCCCTTATAGAGTAAATCCATTAACGCATTTTTCCCCCCATCCGTAAAGTTGATTCAATCAAAGTAGTTTGTAACCCAAGATTCAATAGCAGTAGGCATTTTCAAGTTCTGTATTATCTTATTACAACCGCATTTATCCTCACATAAATTACAACAAGCACATTTTTTATTGTTACAAACAAAGTATTCATCGTCATCGGTTAAAATCTCGTTGTTTTCACTTTTAAATCTATGCAATTCATAAAAGTTATAAAAGTACTTTACCGTAGCCTCATCCTTAAGTGAATATGTTGTGTGTTTGGTTTCTTGGTTAAAAGTAGGTATTATAATTTGTCTCATAAAATACGAATTGTAAATCTGTTCTAATATTTTAGGAACGCAACTGGTTTCGCTAACAAACTTGAACTTAAAGTCTTTGAATATTTGTTTTTTGATGTCATCTGTAATGATAGTTTTTTTAATGTCTTTTGGAAAAATGGAAGTCCACTTATTAGTTTTTTTCAAGCGTTCGAAGACATTATTTGGATTCGCAAGTAACCGTTTCACTTGTGTAAAGAAGTAACCATAATTATCATTCCAAGCAGATTCCAAAGCGTTACAATCATTTAGTATTTCACAACCTACCGTTTCAATATATAAATCTTTTGGGAAGCAGATCGTCTGTCCTTCATCAGTGAATTGATTTTTGAACCAAAACTTTTGGAACATCATTTTTTCAAGCCTTGTAGCTTCACCACTAAACATGCGTTGATTTATTATTTCAGCATACCCACCATCAATATCCTCGATTGACTTGTAACCATATAAATTACCGTACTTTTCAAGCATCTCTGTTATTTCCTTACCGATAATCTCTTGAACTTTATCTTTATGCATATGTTGTGAATAATGGGCTTTATCGAAGAACATTTGTAATGTCTTTCGAATAGGTGATTTTCTCTCAATCAAAATACTTTCAATCATAGCAGTATAAATTGGATCAAGTAACACTTCCGTATCAACTTCCCAACTGTTCGTTTGTGTCATTCTACCCAAGTAACACACATTTATTCGATTGGTGTTTAGTGTTCTCGGTCGGTAAGTAACTTGGACTGCATCTCTTGGTGATGTAAAACTGGTAACGAATATATACTCTTTATCAAAATCCGTTTCATCGTAATTAACACCACAAGTAATAATCATATTTGTGATTACAAAATCCAAGTCTTTCCAACTGACATTGACATCTCGTAGTCCTATTTTTGTTTTCTCATCAATGTCACTGTTGTAGTATTCACCTTTCTTTCCAGTTTCAGTGATTAACATTTGATAGAAGGCTTCCATACTGACACAAGACGAGTTCATCTTCGATTGATTTTTGTATGGGTAAAAGATGAATATTTTGAGTCCAGCCTTCAAGTCGTCAATCAAGTTCCTAATACAAAGAGCAAAGTCGTTGTTGTAATGTACTTCTCTTGTAATCGGTTCTATTTTGCGTTCATAAATACGATACTCGACATGAGGACAGATTGCTTTCATAAGATTAATGGTTTTTGTGGTGATGAACGCATCTAACAAAATAACCTTTTCCGCTTTTCGTATGATATTCACAAACACATTCCAATTATTTTGTTTTATTGGATTCGTCATAAAGTTTCCAAACCATTTATCGATTAGTGTTTCGATCTCATCAATCACAATCACTCTGTAGTCTTTTGTGAATAGATAATGTAGTGAGTTCAACACAATAATAATTTTATCGTAGTTCATAAGACTCTTTGCAAGTTTATCTTTCTTGGGTTCTCTCGAATAGTGTTTTAGTCCATTTATTCCAGCGTCTTCCAAACGGTTGAATGTATTATGTGCTAAGGCTCGATTGGGTGCAATCCAACAAAAACTTTGCTCGTATTTCAAAAAGTCACAAGTCTGTGCGGTTTTACCTCCTCCCATACCAATATTAAACATAGTGATTTTTTCTGTTCCGTTGAACTCGTCTTGTGACAAAGTTTCAATCTTGTTTTTGTTACTCTCTGGTAACTCAAACGATTTTTCAAACCGTCCAAAATGAATGTCTTTTGCTATGTGTTTGTAAAAGTGTTTCAAGAATGTTTGTTTTAATTTTTCAAGTGAGAATGGAATGGCTACATACTTGCCGTTCCATACGCTTTTCCAGTATTGGATCTTCTCACTGATTAAAGTCTTGGTATATTTACGGTGTTCCCACTTTTGAGAGTTCCATTTAATAAACTTTTCCAATGATATTCCTTCCGTTTTACAAAATCTGGCTACTAATATGGAATGCTCGTGAGTCAAGTCTTTGGCTGGAATAAGAAGTAACGCTTGTTCGGCTTCGAGTTCCAACCAAACGATTCCTTCTGGTACAACCAAGTTTAATTTTGGAAGACTCATTACATCAAACGCTCCTTTTGCTTTCTCAATTTGGATATACTCTTTGATCTCTTTGGGTGCTTCTTGGAATGGAAGTGGATAAGAAGGAAGGAAGCAAGTAATGAGATGGGCTTTTAAATCAACATTTTCTATAATTGCTTGTATGCGTCCATCTGGCTTTGATTGATTGACGGCTTTAAAATTACCTTTACGATACACAACCCAGTCAAAAGCATCGTCTTCATTCGCTTTCATATACCTAACCGTATGCTTCATATAAAGTTGTTCTTCGACATTATGAATGACATAATTCGTCAAAATGATGTGAAAGGAAGTTTTTGTCTCTGTGTACGAACCACTAATAGCAAATTCACAGTTTGGAAAATACTTGGTGATACTGTTTTTGATTTTATCCAAAAACCCATCTTCTCTTCCTTCTTTATCAATATCAAAATACACTTTGTGAGGGAACTTGTTCGTTATTTCGTAAATACCTCTGTTCTCACAGATCAATTCAAGTAATTTTTTAGGTGACACTCCGCCCCACAGACTACCAACAGAATGAGTTTCACTCTTGATGACAACACAATCCGCAGAACAAGCTTTTATCGCTAATGCTTCTCCTCGATCTTCCTTCTCAAGTAACCGCATAACATCACCTTTGTTTTTTTTGAATACGACACCCCAGCGTTTCACATCAATCACAGACATTATATATATATATATTTAGATTTTATTTCTAAATCAATTTTCTTTTATATTCTATTGTAATTATCCTAAACCTATATCAAATTTTTATGTTTCGTTTTAAAACATAAAAAAATCTGTTTTCTAAATGGGGGGAAAAATGCGTTAATGGATTTACTCTATAAGAAGAAAGCTAATAACGCATTTTTCCCCCCATCTGTAAAGTTGACTTACACGGCAATCCACTTTTTATCGATATAAGATGCTAAAATGACACTCTCTTCAGTGTCCCAATTGACAAAGGACAGAACATCACTCTCGATTTTAAAGATCCCCCAGTCATAAAAAGTGTTTAGGTGTTCGCAGAGGTCTTCGTTGTTTCTAATAGGTGTTTCCGCCTTAGTAATCTTATGTACCAGCTTGAATCCAAAACCGTTATGTCCTCTCGATGAGTATACGGCATTCAAAAGATTAACTAAACCGTTCTGTATGTTTTCCATTCGTTCTGTCATTATATACTATAAACAGATTTTATTTTTAAATTGTTTTTCCTAAACCTTTCGATTCTCGATCCATTATAATATAGCAACATTTTTCTTATTCTATATCATTGTGAAAATCTCGTTATTATAAATTAATTGATATACATCGTCCTTCTCAATTAAGTATTCGCACATCTTTTTCAATTGGAATCCGTTGCGTCGATAAATAAAATAATCATCCTTTTTCATAATACCAGTTACCAATTCTCGCTTGGCTCGTACTTCCAACTCTCGCAAACATTCATCTAAATCGTCCTTGTGGTGAACCAACTGGAAAAAAATGTAAGAGACTATCTGTTGCAGTATCCATACATCCTTCGTCGTCCATTCCTTTCTTGGAATCGCCATCAATTTTATATTCATTATTATTTTTTTTATTTGTGTTTCGTCCATTTTTGCCACTCTCATATCCCTCTCAAACTCTTTCTCAAAATCAATATATGCTCCCAAAATAACCCAAGCTGTTAATATATGTCCTTTATTTAATTCCATTAGAGTAATTATGATTTTATCTTTAAATCGTAATTACACATTTAATTCACTTTAAACTTACGCATAAACAAACGGTGATTCGTTTCTAAATCAGTCGAGTCGCCCCACAAAAGCCACCGACTCAACGCCCCAGCACTGTATGGATCATCCCAGTTTTCATTTTTGGAATGCCGTTTTAAATAAGCCTCTCGCTTGGCTTTGTTACCTTCATCGATGTAAGTCTTACCACCATCCAACCCAAAATGGACTGTCTTGCCATTACTAAAAGTCACCATAAACCGTTTACCTTTTCTTGTGCTTGGTAGTATCTTCATTTATATAAGAGGATAAAAAATTAGTTCGTTTAAAATTATTATTGTCTATCTAATTCAACCTTTAAAAAGGTTGAGCCAAACACTTAAAAGGAGAGGTGCGGAGAACATAGGTTCTCTGCTTTATTTTACCAAAAACCCCCTAACTACACTCAATACATCGTCACACAAACTCACCTCCCCTACCGTATCACGATCCAACTGAGCCTCATATAAAATCGCAATACCGTCGTAGAGATTCATCTCCGCCACCGGAATAAGATACTTTGTCTTTTCAACAAAGTAGTTTAGTCTCCTATTTGCATCATCACGACCTTTGAATCGTTTAAAATGCCCCAACTTAACTTTGTTACCCACAAACCATTGCAGAGTACAGTATTTATTAGACTCTTTCAATGAACGATTAACATGGACTACTTGGCGACCATCTCCGTAACCAGATCTCACCCATTTACAGTGACTGATCCTCGTCATACATTTGGTGTACGCAGTCTTGCACTTGTAGTTTGGATTGTGGGTTTTCATGTAGGCTGTCATTGTCTTTGAATCCATTTTGACTTTTGATTGTTTTGTTTTGATTGTATACTGTATTAATAGACTTTAAAACCCAAGATCAATTTTCCCTAAAATTGTATCAAGGGGAGATTTGTCGGTATTGTATCATTGAGTAAAGCACTAACAAGAATAATAATTCAACCATTTTACAGTATAACAATAAAGAAAAACTAAATCAATTTTATTTCAAAATCAAATGAGACGCATCAACTTTCGATGCTCTGGACGATGGATCGACGGCAGCGTAGACTCGAGCAAACGCCCATTGTTCCGGTGATTTAACTTGTGGGCGAACACTGGCTGGATTCGTTTTATAAGCACCGATTCCCTTATCAAAAATCGTCTGTAGTCCACTCAACTTGTAACCAGTAATTTTGGCAATTCTTTAAGCTAATGAGATTCGTCTTTTGGTAATCCGTACTTTTTGTTAAATCGTTGTTTATAAGTATATACCATATATAATGGATACAGAAATAAAAATATTCTTTAGTTTGTTCGATGTGATGTTTCTGTTGATGGTATGGATGCTACTATTGGGTTCTTACTTTAAAGCACAATCATCATGGTGAATCGTCACTACTGGTATCACCGAATGTTTCCGTTGAGATGTTGAGTGGAATATTGGAATTAACTATAGGAATCTCTACCAACTTGTCGTCGATTTTCTTTTTGAGGACCAGTGACACATCGATTAATTTTATGTATCGATTGTAAGAGTCATTCAAAAAGACAGTCCCACTGACTGTTTTATGTTCGTCAGTCAAACTCAAATGTTTATGAATGTCCGCTGACAGAATGTAAAAACTCTTGTATCCGTCCAACTCTGTTTCCATTTGCTTAGTGATGTTATGAAACATTTCAATCGAAGCAATTATACCACAAGACAAAGAGAGAAACATCGTTATAAGACTGATGTAAGTCTGTGACATAAAACTTTGCAGTGAAACCGATGCAACTGAATTTATTGCCGAGCACACTATGATCGGCAACCTAAAATATTTTAATCTTGATTTAAGAACAATGTATCGTTTTCTGTGGTAGTTACTCAATAACGAACTATTGAGTCTCAGCTTTTCTAACACATTATCGATATCACTCATATATAAAATATACGGATATTATATATAATGAAAATAGAAGAAGAGGATGATAATGAATTGAAGGTAAAACCATCAAAACAAAACATCGATGGCGAGCTTGGTGTACCAGAACCTTTTATAAATAAACCAGCCGTCTATTGTGTTGTAGGTAGCATGGGAAGTGGTAAGAGTTGTTTTATGAACTCGATTATGACTGCGACTGGAAAAGGGCAAGTATTCAAACACAAATTCGACTATGTGTTCTACAGTACACCCCAAGAGTGCTACGAGAGCGAAGGAGAGAACCATCCGTTCGCTAAACACAACCCAGCGAGATTATTTCATGATTTAAGTCAAAGGACATTCGACAAGATTAATGAAACTTGTATGACGGCGAAGGAGGAGGAAAAGAATTGTTGTTTATTATTGGATGACTGGAGTGAATTATACAAGAACAAAATGGTTTTAGCAAACTTGCAACGCTTGATATATAAACATAGACATTTTCGGTTAACTATAATTTTGACTGCTTTAAATATAAAAAGCATCCCACGCCAACTACGAGGGTTGATTAATGTGTATATTATGTTTCGTCCAAAATCTGTTGTCAGCATGAGAGATTTTATTGATGAAGTACTTGGAATGGAACGAAAAGAAGCGGAACAATTATTTGACTATGTATTTGATAAACCGTACAATTTCCTTTTTTACAATCAAAATACGCATATGTTTTACAAAAACTTTAATAAATTGACAATCAAAAAAGACGACGAATAAAATATATGTATTATATATATGCCGAAAAGTAATCCATTAAAGCGGAAGCCAGCGAAGGAGAGTCGTTTCCAAAAGCAGAAGCAAAGGCAAACTGTAAGTCAAAATGTAACTGTCAATCTTACGCAACCTAAAATAAGATACCGCAAGCGAACTACTAATTTAAGAGAGAAGTTAAAAGAGAGGGGAAACACTACGATAACCAATGTGTATCAAACGAGTCCGGTATCACAAGCACCAACTGGTCGTTATCCATCATCCGCCGAATTAAGTGCCTTGATCCGCAGTGAGTACGCCGAAGGTGCAAGAAGGGCTGCATTGGAAGCCCAAAGGAAGACTAATATGGCAACAGAGAGTCGACTTGAAGCGTCCGCCACTTATGCCGCTGATGAACCAGCACCACGAATCAGCGGCGGTCAACCGGTCGTTGAACCGTCATTGGAAGTGCCACCAGAGCCAACTCCACCAGAGCCAGTCTCACCATTCGAAGCCGAACGCCCTCAGCCAACACCAGATGTAGAGACAGCACCAGAGAATCCATTAAAACCGCCGAAGCCACCAAGAGCAGCGTATGGTTCTGTTAAAGCAGCAAGGGAAAAGGCACAAGAAGAGAAAAAACTACAGATGGCGGAAGCATTAGCATCATCTGCCGAGTCCCAGTTTCAAACACCAGAGCGAGTTCCACAGTCACCGCCAAGAACATCTAGAGCCCCAAGTGAATCACTTTTCGAACAAATACGAGGTGGTAGGGCTGGATTAAAAGCCCCAAAAGCCGTATCGATTACATCGTCCACCACAACCGCCCCACCAAATTTGATCTCACAGATAAGGGCTGGAAGGGCTGGATTAAAAAAGACCGGTAGTGATGCTGGTTCGGTAAATAGTTTTGATAAACCCAAGAGTGAAGTGACGAGTATGTATAGTGGTTTCGAAGCGGCTACAAGACTCAACCCAATGTTTCGATTAAGACAACAACAACAAGAAGAAGAAGATAATAAGAGGTCTGCTTTCGAATAAGTAACTAAGAACATAAACATTTGTATGAACCAATGTACTCACCATCGAAAAACACCATTGGAAACATTTTAACCTCTCCACCAGCATATATTTTCATCTGTTCTAAAAAACCTATCCTATCCTCAATTAAATATATGTCACAATTTATATATTTGAATGGTAATAATTTGGCATCCAATAAGTCAGTAGATTTATTGCAGTTGATACAACCGGTTTTCGAATAAATCGTATATCCTTTATCTGTAGGTGGTTCAATCATTATTATTATTAGATATTATATTTAATAATAATAATAATAATAGTAAATGTCCCAAATGTCCCAGATTGAGAGGTGTTTTCGTAAAGTGTCCTAAGGAACTGAAACTATAGAGGGGTTTATGAAAACACCTCTCAATCTGGGACATTTGGGACAATCTGGGACAGTGATGGCTGGTTACTCGGTTGGATCGTACATTCTTGTTAAGGCAAGGCTATTAATGTAACAGCACTCAACCGTTTCGTCACAGCCTCTGCGAGTAGTTCCGCCATCTCTATATTCGACATATCTATCGTATTCATTACGGTCGAACTTCCAATAGAAAAGTCCATCCAAACATGAGAACACAAAGTACACCTCTTTCTGTGTATTGAGTGCAATCGCCATCTTGTTCGCCCCAATCATAATGTCGCCGTATTGGTTGTGACGAATGCGTCGAGTTTTCAGTTCAACGAAACAGTTGGTACTTCTGTAGTCGAAGGGATCGAAGTGGTTGGTTGTCTTCTGTAGTGTTGGATCAATGAACTTGCGTAACTTATCGAGGATTGGCATTTCATTACTCAATCCAAAGTCGAGGTCTTGTTGTTTTATAATATTCATTTATAGTATTATAAAAGATAATATATTTTTTAAATCATAGTTTCTTCTAAAGGTAATTTATTTACTGGATAAGATACGAACCATTTCTTTCAGTTCGTCAATCTGTCGCTGTAACTCCTTGACGCTTTGTAAGAGCAGAGTTGGTATGCGGTCATAATGAACTCCATATTTATCCTCTTTCTCATCTTTCCATACTAATTGTGGTATATGTTCCATAACTTCTTGTGCTATGAGTCCTATTTCAGTTCCAGTTCCCCATTCTTTTTTATCAATCCATTCATAAGTTATTGGTCGTAATTGTAATATTTTTAAATGGGTTTCGTTAGCATCTATCGTCTGTATATTTTCTTTCAATCTTCGGTCACTTGGCGTAAATATAATATATCCACCATTATTCACAGAAACAGCCTTTGTGCCACTTCCAGCCATATAACTAATTTGAAAACCATATACAGTTAATCCGGTGCTGTAACCACCACCATAACAATACATACTTCCTTTTCCAGCATTACCAGCACCAGAACCACCAGAACCATTACATAATATTCTATTATCATAATCGGTTTGTGACCCATTATTTAAAAAATCCATAAATGAGTTCGTTCCGTCGGTTCTATTTGCTATGCGGTGATTAGCATTTGTATAAGCAATACTTACCTCGCCAGTCGCAGTTAAATGAATGTCAGTATTTGCGATTGTCGTTAATGTGGATGTCGTAGTTATTTTTGGAGTCCCATTTATTTGTAAAACATTTGAACCAGTAGTTGATTCGATTAGGTTATTACCAGAACCAAGAGCAATTACCGTATTAGTTCCTATTCCTGTAGTTGATAAATAATTATTAGCACCTTGACTGCATTGTATATAGTTACCATTCCCTGTTGAAGCATTTGACTTTAAATAATTCATTCCTGTTTCTGCTTGTAACAAGTTTCTACCGCTTGTAGTAGCGTGTAAATAATTATCGCCGCCCTTTACTCGTATAGTATTACCAGCATTAGCAGCGGTAGCATCAATAAGGTTTGCTTCCGCTGTCGTATTCGCAGTTGTCAGTTTGTTTGTTCCAGTTGTTGCGGTAAGCAAGTTTTCACCTGTTGTTACTGATAATTTATTACCACCTCCACCATTAATCGCAGCTATAACATTGGAAGTAGCAGTAGTTCCTGAGGATTCAATATAATTAGTTGTATTGGTAAGATCATTACTCGTTCCTGAAACACGGATTTTTTCTACATCCGTAGTTCCATTAAATACTTTTATTGCAGTATTCCCACCATTATTTACAGTAAACAAATTAAAATCCGCACCAGAGATATTATTGCTATACTGTAATACAGAAAAACGGCTAGTCGTTCCTTGTTTTAAAATTGTTTCTCCTAATGCAGTGCATGTAATGGTATTATTTTTATTTGATATCGTATTATCTGCCGATGTCGTTGTAATTTTTGGCGTTGACCCAATACTCAACTTGTTACTTCCTGATGCAGTGGTAATAGTATTATCTCCTGTTGTGTTTGAGATGGTAACACCACCACCTCCTGACGCACCAATAATTAAATCATTACCAGCACTACCAGTCGTAGATATATTCATATTTTGGTTTGTAATCGCTGTGCTAATGTCGTCGATAGTAATTTTATCATTTGAGTTCGCTTGTAGTTTTAAAAATCTTGGGAATGTTCCACAACCGATCGTATTATTTTGAGATGAGTTAATCGTATTATTTGATAGTCCGCTAATATTAATATTAGAAGTTCCAGTAATTAACGATGAAAATGTTTTGAGACCAGTTATGCTTTCAGTTCCAGCCAAATGGACTACTAAACTATCAGTTGCTTTGCTATTAATCTGTGTTTGTATGTTGCTGGTTACTCCATCTAAATAACTCACTTCGTCATCTGTTATAACGAGACCATTAGTTAGTATAGATGATGCAACTCCCATTGACAATTGACCGGATAATGTGGCAGCTGCCATACCGAGTGTGTTTGTTGATACTACCGCTCCATCAAATGTAGTTGTCGTACTACTATCAAAAATTTTATCGCTTACGATGGTCTGTGTTGTATTAAGTGTTACAAAACCACCACCACTAATAGTACTATCGACATACAACTTATTCACGAGTTCACTATCAGTAACCGGAACAGTTGCTGATATTGGATTAACTAAAAATGTTTTCACACCTCGTATAGTTTGGTTTCCACTTGTTCGAACAATTCCATCACTGCCAGTCAATGACAAAGACGATAACATACTGCCTCCAATTTCCATTATATACTAAAGGTATATTATAATTAGAAGAAAAATGTTTATAGGATCTAATACAGAGGAATAATGATTTAAATAACATATCAACATTCCATATAATAACATAGATATAGAAAATATATCATTATTCTTGCTTGGAATCACGATATATAGAATAAATATGGATAAATCAATTGATTTATCCATATTTATTACTGAAATCATGTTTCCCAGTCTTATTTTACTATAATTTTGATTTATTTATTAAATATATATTACTATATAGAATCTATATTTAATTATTATATCAGTTTTCCCCTCTATTCGAATCTTTTGAATGGTGCTTTCCTTGCAGATTCCAATGGCGTAAACCTCTCACCTTTTTTATCCATTGGATTGTGTAATCTCTCGATCACTGCTATTCTAACTCTCGATTGATTGATTGGATTCGTAGGTCTTTTAATTTGCACTGTGTTAATGTACGGTTGAATGCTGTTGGCTCGAACTCTCTCACTCATCAGTATCGCCCTCTCCGGTTTATAAGCCGACAAGGAACTTGTAATCGCATAAACTTTCATTATATACTATACCTATATATTTTAATCGTACTTAACATAGTTGGATTGTTCTGCTACGGAATGACTCATCATCTTTGCGTCCTCTTCCATCTCCTTTAATACAGAACCGTATTTGTGAGTATCGTAAAAATGTCTTAACATACTTGCTCCAATCTTTTTGTGGAATATCCTATTCAATGTTTTTGTTATCTGTGCTCCTTGCCTTTTCTCATCATCTCTAAATAATATATATTCATCGTCGTTCACATTCATCAACTCACAATATTTATCAATCACCTTAGCCAATGGTAACGGACAAGGTATCACTTCCTTACCATTCTTCCACTTGGTCTTAAACACATTGAATGTAAAAGTCTTTTGCTTCTTGTTGTAATAATTCGAATCTTCGTCCTCCTTCTTATCGTTCGTATCCAACTTCAATAAAAGGTAATCCAAGTTGCGTCTCGGTGGTGTGAGAACATACAAACTCAAAATCATATAATCAGTCATTAACTTTCTCTTACTGGGCGTTTCCATATCAGCCACTTCGAACTTCGATACCTTCTCTTCCATCTCGTGATGTAACTTTAATACTTCAGTCCAGTCGATCCAGTTCTCCTTTTGGGCTTCCGTCTTCTCGTGTGGGTTAGCCTTCAACTGTCTTAACTTCTCGGTTTCCAATAACGACTTATACATTATATTTATCGTCTTGTATTCCTTCGATGTTCCAACATTATTCAGCACACTAACGATTGCTGTTATGTATGACTTCCTTGTGTTGTTATTCTCCATTGCATTCAACACCTCTCGCACTTTCTTAAAGTCCTTTAAGAATGACAGAGACGCAAACGGTTTATTACCGTTCAACTTAATTAACTTTGTCATATACAGATTGACTGTCCCTTCTGCTAAACCTTTCTCATTCAGTACCGCCTTCACTTTATCCATAAACTTTCCTTCAAACTTTCCAGCCATTTTGATATATACTAATATGAGAAAATAATTCTATATTCTTTTCCTAAATCTAATTGTTTTTTTACCAGCCATCATTCTTGGGGGAAAAATGCGTTAATGGATTTACTCTATAAGGAAAAAGCTAATAACGCCTTTTAGCCCCCACTTTGTTTTCACTTTTTAAACTCTGTTCGTTTTTTACGAATCTTGTCGCCCAGTAGTAGTTACGCTCTCGCAGTATTTCATTGTGAGTTTTTACTGCTCCATAGATGCCGAATGTTATAACATCTAAAAATAATGTTATAATATTAATACTCATTTATATATCAATAGATTTTATTGACTATTTCGAAAACGAAAGTGCACCGGAGCTAGCATCATATTCGATAATCAAATCATAAACCGCAAAGGTGTCGCAATTGCAAGCAGCCGATAATGCAGAGTTTTGGTTAAGGTCGAGGTAAGTATTCGATGAATTGGTATCCATACCGGAGATGACAACCTTTCCAGCTTGATCTTGTTCCATATCAATTCCAATCGCAAAAGACCCAGTACTTGCAGTTCCAACTAGATCAGTGTAATTAGCACCATCGAACACACAGTCGAACTGGGCGGAATGTAAAGCGTGGAAACATTTACACAACTCCATAAACGACTCACCAGCCAAAGGCACAGCACCAATTCCGCAAATGACATTTACAGATGGGTAGTTTCTGCCATCTATACGGTAAACATAATCAACTAAATTAGGTTGGATTCTGTCACCGGTTGAGTTCTTTGCAGCAGCCGTAGTATTCGATGAGACTCTAAATACAGTGAAAAAGTTCTTGAGAGAAGAAAATCTGGCTGGAATCAAAATACTCTGTTGAGTACCGGACGCTGGAATGGTCGTTCCAAAATTGGCAACCGCCGAACCGTGTTGGCGTAACACTCCGCCAGCCTCAGCCACAAGTTGAGAGTGGACTTCTGGTGCTACATCCAAATAATCCATTTCCAAAGCCAATCGATTTATCTCATAAGTATTCGCACTTAAACCACCACCTCCAGCCCATAGAATAGGAACATCACTGGACTCAAAAGTCAATCTCAAGCGAATACCGTCTGCCGCTGGCATGACTTGTTGCTGAAGAGTTCCAAGAACGGAAGAATATAATGGAATCGCAACTCTATACCACGGTCCAGTAACAGCAGCAGCAGTGACTGATCCAGTTGCCGAAAAAGCACTGACAGTTCCTAAAGTAATTGAGTTCTTTACTTTGTTGGCAACTGAACCATCGGCAGCTTGAGATCCTCCAGCCAAAATATTCATAACAGTTCCACTTCTGCCAATGGGTTGAAAATCTTCAACCAATGCAGCAAACACATTGTACTTATCCGTTAGTTCGACGCTTTGTGATTGCAGCTGAACTTCCATTGAGCGAATTAAACTGCTCGCTGATGCATTTGAAAAACCAATAATAGCAGCATCAGTGGTTGACGCCGTATATTTCGCCCTTACATCCATAACGATGTAACTATTTTGTCCGTTGATGAAACTGAACTTTCCACTTGGCAGACTAAAGTAGCAGTCGGTCGTTGATGCCGATGATACAAATGTAGAATTCGTTTCCGGATTCACTGTCACTCTGCGTGACTTCGCCGCTCCCATTGCCTTAAAACTCGTCAAGTCCAACATACTCGTGATTGCCATTTCGGATGCCATTTTATATACTATGAATAGAAAATAATTCTATGGAATTAATTTTATAGAACGATAAAGATTATTCTATAAGATTATTATTGCTAAATCCACTTTTATAAAAAGTGGAGCAAAACGCCTAAAAGGAGAGGTGCGGAGAACCATCGGTTCTCTGCGTTATTCATCGCTAATTTCATTTATTTCAAAAGCAAAGAATACACCATCTAACAAAATATTTGTAAATTTTGTTCCAATATCCGTATCTGGATGTCTATAATAAATAGTTATAGTGTCTAAAGGAAGATCATTGACTATTATCTTTGGACTGTTGACAATCCAAATGTCACCTCGTAGTGTTCCAGCCGCATTAACTCCACCTCCCAAGACGCCTAAAAAGAAGTCATTAGTATTAAACTGTGGCGAAGCATTTGTTTCGTAAGATATAACACCGGATTCGTCAGTAATAGCATAAGGTGATACATTCGAATTACTGCTATTAACTGCTTGAAGACCAGATGCGAAAAATAAATGTGGTTTTGGACTTACAGCACTATCAGTTGATGCTAAACAAGAACAACTTATTTGAAACTTATTCTTTGGATCTTGTTTGTATAATTTATTAAATTTAAATAAACATTGTACTGCCGCCACACCACTAACGAAAGTCTGTTGATATGTCCTAATAATTTTCATCTTATACAATAACTATATATTTTATCTTCTTGATAATGCCATTTCTCCCATTTGCATTGCTTGTTTGAATTGTGGTGACTGTGAGGCTTGATTCGCTTGTGATGCCGCTGTAAGTACCTTCTTAATGTCACCGCCTCTCGATTGTCCTTGTTGTGCCGCTCGTTGTGCCAACGATGCCCCTTTACCAACTAAACCAACTAAACCACTGGCTTGCGGTAATACGGTAGCAACTATGGGTGCCGCATACTTCGCCCCCATTGCTACCGCTCCAGCAATCTTTTCAACTGTCGGTAATGCCTTTTTGGTTATAAAGTCAGCCGCTTTACTAATGTTAGCCGCCGTTCCATACTTGTTTCCAAGTTTTTGAATTGAGCCTACAGCCTTTGTTCCTAACTTACGCAAATCACTAAACGATTTCAAATTTAGTCCCATTATATATACTATAAATATATAATATTATTATGGATTTTGTGGCTTTGGGGCTGGAATACTCTGTGAACTTATATCCGGTTGTAGCGATGAGTTTCGTAACTGTTGAATAGTGGTTGGGTCGATTCGTATCGCTTCCTTCTCGATGTAATCCAATTTCAAAACTAAAAACCAATTGGGGTCTTCCATATTAAATAACAATGGCTGATATTGGTCGTCTAACAATTCTATATCGAAAAAGTTAATCACTCTGCTTGTCAATGTTAAATAAAACACCACTGGATTAAAATACTGTAAGAATGTGTTGGAATTACTTGTGATCGGCAATCTTGCTAAAATACTGCCTCCACCTCCAGCACCTTTTGCCGTTTTATTTGCCGTTATTAAATTATTCATTCGGATGTTGATTCCGCTCGTTACTGTTAAATTCACACAGTAAGGAAACACTACTGTTGTTACTGTAGGTAAGGATGTACCAGTTGA